CGGAGCTTCTGCGCCCGGATGAAGGGCATGAAGAAGCGCCTGACCAGTGCGAAGACCGCGAACGACCCCAACAGCCGCATCAACAAGAGCCTCCGGGCCTGGAACTGCTGACATGTACCCACTCCCCAAGCCCTACGGCAACAAGTTCAAGAAGCCCGTCAAGAAGCCCATGGCTCCGGGCGGAATCCCGTCGTCCGTCGGCGGCGGCGACATCGACAACGACGAGATCGACGACGGTGTCGGCCCGACTTCACGGGCGGCCAGCAACGTCAAGCGCAGCGCGATGATGTCGCGCATGAACTCCATCCGAAAGCGGGTCCGCTGACATGGCCAAGAAGAAGCTCCCCCCACTGGATGCGGGCAAGCCGCGCAAGGCCTCCAAGTACGCTCCGGAACCGGAGGAGATGGAGGACGACGAGGACGAGGGCTGTGGCTGCGACATGCACGAGAACGCCATGGCGATCAAGATCGAGCTGCTGCTCCCGAACAGCCTCCGCGGAAAGAGCTGACCATGCGCCGACGATCCCGTGGACACCAGACCGCCTCCATCGCTGCCCTGACCACTCGACCAGTGGGGGGCATCGTCGGTCAGCAAACCGCCTCCGGCTGGCTGCGGGACACGCTCAACGGGACCGACTCGGTCGACATCCTGTTCGTGGGTGACTCGAACACGGATTACAGCGCCCACGGCTACGTGACCGGAATGGGGAACGCGCTTCAGTCGCTCGGTGCTCCGTGCTACGGCACGATGGTGTTCCCGTGCTATCAGGATACAACTACCCAGCAGATCGGCCACAAGTGCAACTTTTCTCCTGTGCGTCCGGCGACCGGAAGCGGCGGTACCGCGACGGCTGGTGCTTCGAGCGGCAAGACCGACCTGATCAACCTGTTCGGACGGACAAGTGGTGCGGCGTCCCCGTCTGGAGACGCGGGCCTCGACTTCATCTACATCAGCGGAACCGCCTCCGGCAACGGGTACCAGCAGTCGATCGCGGGTGTCTATGTCGACACGGACAACCCGATGGGCATCACGAACGAGATGAAGTACCGGGTTCTCCGGTCTCGCATGCCCGGAAAGGATACCCCCGGCACGTTCTACCTGGTGTCCCAGACTTCCAATGCCTCGATCACGAACTCCGGAGCGATCACGACCACGGGCACCGCTGCGTGGGTGGCCAGCGAGCACACGGTCCCGGCGAATGCCAACGCCACGATGAGCGAGCACCACTATGCGTGGGCCGTGGGTACGGCGCTCGGCGTCTACAACAACGTGGGCTTCGCGGCGCAGTCGGTGTACCGGGTCCGGAAGGGCTGGTCCGTGGGGTGCCTTCACTACCGGGGCGGCGAGAGCATGACCACGGTGGCGTCGAACATCGCGGGCTGGGGGGCCACCAAGATGGGCACGTACCTCAAGGAGGTGCGCGAGCGTCAGGTCGCCGCGGGCGGAAGCGGGCGCGTGATCGTGTGGGTCCAGGGCGGCGTCAACACGGACACCGGACTTCCGGGGTCGTGGGAGACGCGCATGGCGGACATGAAGACGAACATCACGAGCGCGTGGACCGGGTCGGGTGGTTCGGCCGGGAACATCACGTTCGTGGCCAACGTGAGCCACCAGTACACCGATCCGGATACGTCGAACACGGGGTCCTTGAACGTGCTGTCGGGACAGCGGGCCACGGCGAAGGCGATGGTGTCCGGAGCCAATGGTGCCAACCTGACCGTTGTGACACTGACCGAACTTTTCGGGTATTCCGAAATGGTTCCGTTGTACGACGGCGGCGGAGCAGTACACTTGACGAACGCAGGGTACGACCAGTTGTGTGCCCGAATGCTCAGCAACCTCATTCGTTACTAGGAGTCCGTCATGCCGAAGGTCAATGGCAAGAAGTTCCCGTACACCGCCAAGGGCAAGGCCGCCGCGAAGACGGCCGCCATGCCGTTTCCGATGAAGGGCAAGAAGTCGGGCAAGAAGGCCTGACACTTGTCCTGAACGGAGGCTCTAGTGCCCGAACGCATCAGCACATCGGAAGCACTGGCGCAAGAAGGTCTGTCCCTCGACAGGCCTCCAAGCAGGCGTCCTGATCCCATCCCGCCCAGGCGCGGACTGCAGAACCTGCTGCAAACCAGCTCGAACGTGCGTGCGGACTACGAGCCGCAGCGCCTTCAGGGCATCGCGCAGGAGATCGTGGACCAATGGCCGTTCCAGCAGTTGGGGCTGGAGCGGCGTCCACGTCTCATCACCGATCCGTCGATGATCACGGTGCGCGTGATGCCGGAGCTTCCGGTCACCCAGTCGAGGCTGGGCATCATGCTTCGTGGCGGAGAGGCCGAGACCAAGGAGTTCCTCCGGGACCTTGGCAAGTTCGCCGAGAGCACGAAGTACCCCTACATCGAGCGCGAGTTCAAGATGGCCGCCCGGGAGCTTTCCAGCCTCGGGCCGGGGTCCTTCAAGTACTACATGGACCTTGGGACTGCGCAGGGCGGAGGCTTCAAGCCTGCGACGATGCGGGCCGCGATCCGGAATGTGCTGCTCATGGAGGGCTTCACGGTCGTTCCTGGTGCCGCGACCATGCACCCAAGGCAGCGTGAGCGGCTCCTCACCGAGAAGGCCGGAAAGATCGCCATGGGTCAGGCCAAGGGTCATCCGGGCTTCATGTTCGGAATGACGGGTCCCGATTATTCGCAGGCCCACACGGTTGCGACCGAGTTCCTTGGGCCGTCCATTGGACTTCGGGCACCTCAGGGCGTGGAGGCACGACTTCAGCGGGGCGAGCCGACCAGGCAGTTCAAGCCGGAGATGACGACCGGAGGCGGTCAGGCCAGCGGAAAGCCCGTCCTACAAGCAATCAAGGAGCTTCGGGCCTTTGCCAGCTCTGAGCGTGGCAGTTCTGTCGACATCAAAGGTCGAGCTCGCATAATCATGGATATGCTAAGGGAGGCGCTGTCAGAAAACGACCAGCAGCGGGTGATCTCGATCCTAAACGAGGATGCCGCTTCCTTTGCCCGCAAATACGCAGCCGATCCCGCAAAGGCTGTCGTCCGCACACTCGGGGTGCTTCGATCGAACGATCCAGACATTGATATGGCCATGGATCGCCAAGACCGCCGAAGATTGGCAGACGCCATCGAGGAGGCGGTGACAATAAAGAAGAAGCCTGCGCGAGTGACGAGGGCTACCGAAGCGCTGGTGGCTACGGAGCACGTAACTCAAGAGGCGGCCCAGCGCGTCTATCGCGAGGAGGTCCGCAACCTCTCGAAGTACCTCCCGGGTCTCCGGGGACGGCTCGGGCCCTCTGCGCCTATTCTCGCCATCGCGGCGCTCCTGAGCGCAGGAATGTTCGCCGCGGGAATGAGGACGGAGGACTGATGGCGAAGAAGAAGGAACAGCCCCTGATCGAGAACGGCGAGGATGTGATCCGGTCGATGTTCTCGATCGACGGGGTGGCCGCGGCGATCCAGCGGTCCGGGTTCGACGTGGAGGAGGAGGTCTCCATGTACATCGACATCGCCCGCAACTCCCTCGAAGACAACACGAGGCTTGCCGCCCTGCAAAGGTTGAACAGGCGTGTACGAGAAGTTGCGGAAGTGAATGGCATGATCTCCACCGGATCTGTTAGGATGGTCACCCATGAAGAAGACGGAACCCTTGTCGAGCAGACCCGTTCAGAATCCCGCCTCCTTTCACAGGTCCGCGGACTCCAGCTCCCTGGAAAGTCGAGGATCGCAAGCCGCGTCCTACCCCCTGCCGCTTCCGGTCCAGACGCTCAACGAGCGGATCCCCCGGCTCCGTGACGAGGACCTGGCGCGATGGGGCGCGATGGTCATCGAGGACATCGGCATCTTCGACATCGACCGGATCGTGGGCACCGCCGCGGACTTCGGCGCTTCGATCCGCCGGGAGCTGTGCGGACCCTCGGGCGGATTGAACCCCCACTGGTGCGAGGTCGCGTCCCGCGTGTTCGTGCATTCGCCCGGCGCATCGGACCCCACGTTCCTGCTGGGGACCCTGTGCCTGCTGGCGACCGCGAAGATCTACGAGCAGGGAGGCTTCGATGCCGCAAGGTGACATCGAGAATCGGCTTCAGGAGATGCGGGAGTACTACCCGTCCGACGAGCACCAGGTGATCGACGAGGCGATCGAGACGATCAAGGGCCTGCGCGAGGAGCTGCGGAGCGTGAAGTACGGCGGCTCGATCAAGAAGGAGATCGAGGAGCTCAACCCGGCGGCCCTGTTCATCGACGGCATGGACGATGCCATCGTGGGCTACGCGGTCCAGTGGGGTTCTCCGCCGCTGGCCGTGTACGACCGCGAGCGGATCATCGAGATCCTGGCGAAGGACATGAGCCCCGAGGAGGCCGAGGAGTTCTTCGAGTTCAACATCGAGTGCGCCTACGTCGGCCCCGGAACCCCGATGATCCTGTACAGGGTGTCGGAGGCCTGATGGACATCAAGCGGATCCCTGGCCGGGATCAGGGCAATCCGAACTATCCGCTTCCCGCGGACTACGACACCCTCACCAAGGAGGGCCAGCGTCTCGCCCGGGTCAATGCGTGTCGCCAATGGCTGCTGCACGAGGATGATCCGGCGCAGCGTGGCGAGAACCTGGTGACGAGCGTGTGGTGGCTGGACCGCTACTACCTGTCTCCGGACGACGAAGCCGACTTCAACCCGCTGTTCTATGACGACACGCCGCTGGAGACCCCGGACTTCCACTGGGTCCTGCTGCGGCAGTGGGCTGCGTACCGAATGACGGCGGCCGTCGCGCCCCGTGGCTCCGCGAAGTCGTACCTCAACTGCAAGGACATGCTGCTGCGGCTGGTCACCCGGCCTGCATATTCGTTCGTGTATGCAACGTCCACGCACCCGAACGCGCGCGAGGTCGGCGAGCGCATCAAGCGCCAGTTCATCCACAACCAGCGGTTGAGCGACGACTTCGGACCGGAGAACGAGGGTGGCCGTCTGGTGCCTCGGCGCGGCGAAGGTTCGTTCAGCACCGAGCACATGATCCTGGCGAACGGATCCTGGCTGCGGCTTCTGAGCGCATCGTCGAAGCAGCGTGGTGGCCGTCCCCGCCGATACCGCCTCGACGACCCCGAGTACGACCCCAAGAGCTCGACGCCGATGTCGGTGCTCCGGGCCTACATGGCCGAGCTCCTCTTCAAGATCGTGATCCCGATGGTCACGCGCCCGGACACCGGAGTGGACTGGGTCGGAACGTTCGTGTCGAAGCGCCACTACTTGTGGCATGCGATGCAGCTGGAGGACACACCGGAAGGTCCACGGGCCAAGGACCCGCGCTTCAACCGATGGTCCCGCCTCGTGATCCCGGCGGCCATCGAGGAGGATGGCGTGATGTCGTCCTGCTGGCCGGACATGTGGCCGACGACCCGGGCCGAGCGCGAGCAGCTTGCCTTGACCCGTCCGCGGTTCAAGGAGGCTCTGTCGCTGGAGGAGATCCGCGAGGCCATCGGCACCGCGAACTTCGCCTCCGAGTACCTGGCGTCCCCGGGCGACGGCAACGACGCATTCTTCGGCGAGCTCGACGACATCCGGCACGGCTGGTGGCTTGAGGAGATCGACGACCGACTGGACCGTCCGCTGACCTCCTCGTCGTACATCTGCTGGTACGAGAAGGAGAAGGACCAGACGTCCCTCCGGAAGATGCCGCTCTCCGAGTTCCTGACGTCGTACTCGCGCACCTTTATGACGGCGGACACGTCGCACACCTCGGGCAAGGACTCCGACTACAAGGTCTGCTGCCTGATGGCCGTGACCCCGCAGAACGACCTGTTCGTCCTCGACCTCTGGGCCCGGCAGGGCCAGGAGTCCGAGCTCGTGAAGGCGGTGTTCGCGATGGCCGACAAGTGGCGGTGCCCGACCGTGCACCCCGAGACCATCCGTCAGGGCGTCTCCCTCTACAACGCGCTGACCTCGATCGTGTCCACGCGGGCGAAGGACATGGCGGGCGTCGAGCACCTGCCGAAGATCGCCAAGCTGAACCCCGGCATCGCCGAAAAGCAGGACAAGATCGCAGGCCTCCAGTTCCGGTTCGAGCACGGCAAGATCAAGCTGCCCCTGTGGCGGCGCGACCAGGTCCCCTGGCGGATCCTGTTCGACCAGATCGAGTCGTTCAACCCGGAGGCCCAGGACGGCGGCCTGGAGAAGGACGACTGCATCGACGCGGTGGCGATGTCCCAGTTCGTGCTGCGCGGCCGCCTCTCCAAGGTCCCCGGTGCCGAGGCCACCAAGACGCTGTTCGAGCGCCTGCGGGACGGCGACTTCTTCGAGGACGGGACTCACATCGGCGAGGGCCTCGACATCAACCAGCTGACCGCCGCACAGATCCACGAGATCCTCGATGCACGAACCCCAGATACACGACCGACCCGCTACTCCAAGATCTGAGACCCGGATCCCGCAGTCGCTGTTCGAGGCGATGGCCCGTTGGTACTTCGGGGGTTGCCCTGAGAAGGAGCCGCCAAGTCCGAGAGGCGCGGATCGGGAGGTCACAGTTTCCGATGCTTGGCTAGGCACCCTCTGCCTCTCGTACTTCGGAAACGGCCCCCGCCACCCGTCCGTGCGAACCAGTGGGGGGCACCCGGACTCGGTCGGAAACACGCTTCCGGACAGGGACTCCGTGGTTCAGTATGCTCAGGTCAAGGACCGGATGAAGATGGTTCCGGGTGGGTACGCAGCCCGAAAGGCACAGAACAATGGCAACCGATCCAATCAAGCTGACCAAGGACCCGATCGCGCTGGCGAGAATCATCGACCAGCACGTGGACCGGGAGATGAACCGCCTGTCGTACCGCAGGGCGACTTGGCTGGTGGCGCTGTACTACCTGATGGGAGCGCGTCAGTTTGATGTGTTCGACCCCGAGAGCGGCACGGTCCGGTATTCGTACCTGGACGAGTCGGAGCGCCTGGAGTTCCAGAGTTCGGAGCTCCTGAGCGCGGTCGACAAGATCTCGGGGCGGTTGAGCAGCCTCGACTTCCGGCCGCACGTGATGCGCGTCGGCTCGTCGCTGAGCTCGATTCGTCAGCGTTCGATCGCGCAGATCATGCTGGACCAGGTGGTCTCGGAGCACCAGCTGCAGCGTGTGGTCCCGCAGTTCAACCACATCTTCACGCTCCTGGGATCCTGCGGAATCACCGGGCACATGGTGAATCACGCGACGATCGGCCTGACGGCGGACTTCGAGGTCGTGCATCCGGTCGAGCTGTTCTCGTTCCCGAGCATCGGCCAGGACTACTCGAAGCAGCGCGGCCTCCTGCGGCAGCGCATGGTCTCGATGGAGTACCTGAAGGACGTGTTCGGTCCGAAGGTGGCCCGCAACAAGGAGCGGATGGAGTTCTACACCATCAAGCCCGGCGAGGTCTACGAGCAGCAGGACGCCAACGAGTACACCCTTGGCACCAAGGTCGTGTACTCGGACACCAAGGTAGTCGGCCACGATCCGGAGGCCGAGGCCCAGCAGGTGGTTCGGGTGCGCGAGCTGTGGCTGAAGGGCCCCCGCGACACGGTGACCCGGTACGTGGTCACGAGCGGCGAGTACGTGATCCACGACGAGGACCTTGAGAACCGCGAGGTCTACTGCCCGATCGGGTTCGCCCGCTTCATGGAGAACGGCTCGTTCCACGGTGCAGGAGTCTTCGACCTGCTGTTCCCGCTGTGCCGCGAGGCCGAGCGCCTGCAGAAGTCGCTGTTCAACAACATCCGGGACATCGACAAGTACGGTGTGCTGGTGCTGCCGCACGGCTCGTTCAACGCGAACACGATGCTGCGCGACGTCGGCCAGGGACTCCGGGTGTTCCCGTGGGAGCCGGATCCGATCAGCGAGGGCTTCCGGCCGTTCAACATCGCGCCGTTCAGCTCGGGCGATGTCCCGGGCAAGGTGTCGGCGTTCGCGGTCCAGCAGATCGACCGCCTCAATCCGATCCGCGACCTGATCGCCGAGAAGGGCCGCGTGGACTCGGCGACCGGACTGCAGTTCCTGGACGAGCAGGTCAACCGGGCGATGAACACGCCGACCGCCGGAGTGCAGCAGGCGTGGGGCGACTGCTACCGCTCGATCCTGGCGGGCACGGTGCGCGAGGTCGTGTTCAGCCCGAAGACGTTCACGGTGGACCAGCTGACCCTCGACCTGGCCGGAGTCGTCGTGGATCCCGAGAGCATGTCGGTCAGCTTCGAGCAGAACCCGCTGCCGTCGCTGAGCCAGCTGTCGTTCAAGATCAAGGACATCAACCCGAGGAGCAAGGTGGCCCGCAAGCAGGAGGCCCTCCAGCTCCAGCAGCAGTTCCAGATCGACCCGGACACCTTCATGCTGTTCGCACTGAAGGAAGGCCTCGACTTCGCGATGTGGACCGACGAGCACCAGTCGGCCTACGAGTCGGTGGTCCGCAACTGCCTGCTGCTGTACGGCGACGGAAAGACGCCGGGCCAGGTGGTGCTGACCCCGCAGACCTCGAAGCCCGAGATGCAGATCCGGGTGCTCAACTCGTTCATGGCCGGACCGACCATGATGGTGGCGTCGGCCGAGGTGCAGAACGCCTTCATCGAGTACCACAAGACCCTGATGGGCTTCATGGGTCTTGTTCTTCCGAACGCCCTTCCCAATCCTGACGATGTGGCTATGCTATCGCAGCTGGATCAGCAGATGGCCCAGATGCAAGGCATGCAGCAGGGCCCGGCGCAGCAGCCCATGCCCCAGATGCAAGGAATGTAAATGGACCCCGACACGCTCATCACGCTCGACGACGGAACCGAGGTCACCCTGGCGGATCTCATGCAGAGCCGCAAGGATCTCAAGGACGCCCTGGAGATCAACGACACGCTGCAGAAGGATCTTGAGGAGGTGGGAACCCTCTTCCAGGCGAACGTCCAGCCCGACCGCCGGGAGACCGCCGTCCGCAACATCCTGCAGAACCTCGGCTACGAGGACGATCAGATTGAAGGCTACATCAGCGCGGCCCGACAGCACTCCCAGCCGCAGCAGGCCCCCGAGGATCTGGACGACGAGGTCGAGGAGATCGACCTTCCGGACCTGGAGGACGACACCGATGAAACCAGTGGGGGGCCCTACGAGGATTCCATGAGCGATCAAGAGCAGCTGAAGCAGGAGCTTGAGGCCCAGCGGGCCGAGCTTCACCGGATGCGGGTGCGCGAGCTCCGCGAGAACCTGAACGCGAACCTGGACCGGGTGTTGAAAAGCAACCCCGAGATCCAGAAGCTAATCGAGAGCGCCCGTTCTTCTCGGGGCGACGAAGGTGTGAATCAGGCGACCCAGACTCTCCGGGCACAGCTGGAGCAGCGGGCGCTTGAGCGCATGCAGTCGCGCCGGGCAGCGGCGGGGACCTTCGAGGACTCCTGGATGTCCGAAGAGGTCGACAAGGCCACCGAGCCCGTGCTCGGTACTTTCCGGTCGGTAATCGGAGACATCGACAAGCTCGGTCGGTCTTCGGAAACGGTCACCGGATTCGATGCGCAGGAGATTCTGCGCAGCAAGCCAGCGCCTGATCCTGAGTACAAGCCGGGAGCCACCATCAGCGACATCGAGTCGCAGGTCAAGAGCTTCACGAGCGACACCATCAAGCGGGCCCTGGCAACGTCTCCCGGTGAATCCGCAATCTGACCTGAAGGGGTCCAGTCATGCCAAACGCAACAGCAGGGTCGATCTTCGACCGTCAGTCAAATCGCATTCAGGAAGTCCTCAACAAGTCCCTCAAGGTGTTCCTGGCCGGACTCGATCCGGTGTGGCGCGACAACGTCGTCACCAGCCAGGGCATCGGCAACTCCGGCGACATGGGTCGCGACCTCAAGATCACCAAGCTCTTCATGGGCAGCCTCACGGGCGTGATCGAGTCCGGCCGTTCGTTCGGCGATCAGGATCTCTACGGCAGCGGCACCTCGTCGCTTGGCCCGCTCATGCACCAGCAGTCGACCTCGCAGGCGTACCCGAGCCCGCTTGAGGGCCCGAACGCCACCGCGTACCGACTGGCGGTCCCGATGCGCTCGCTCGTCACCAACCTGATGATCACCCTCGGTGAGAAGCAGGCCGACGCGACCCCGGCGCTCATCGACCAGGTCATCGCCCCGAAGCTCACGGCGTTCGCCCGCAACATGGCGCACACCCTGTGCAACTACTGGTACCTGAGCCAGAACGACTCGTACCGCATCTGCGGTCTGAGCGGCACGTATGTTCGTTCGGTGTCGGCTGCCACGGGTCCGACCGGAACTTCGACCTCGGCCTACTACCAGATCAAGTTCAACCCGAGCAACCAGGCGACCCACCGCTTCGCCCGTGGCCAGCGCGTGGACATCGTGTACTCGTCGGGTCTTCGGGCAAACGACGGCCAGGGCACTCTGGCAAATCAGAAGCGCTCGACCCGGGTTCAGCTGGTCGTCGAGAACATCGACCCGCTGACCAACGAGGTCGTGCTCGTCACGGCCACGGATCCGGTGGGGTTCTTTGCGTCGGGTGGGTCTGCAATCGGAGGAACGACGACCACCACCTACGCGGCCGTGGCTTCTCTTGATTCTGGCTACATCGTCTACGCGAACGCGACGATCAACGGATCCGACGTCGGCTCGAACACGTTCGTCGGCATCGCGGGCATCAACAGCTGGCTGAAGAACGGCTTCGAGACCGCGACCGATGCGACCAAGCTCCTCGGAGCCGAGTCGGATTCGAGCGACTTCATCGACGTCAACGAGCGTCCGGAGTTCAAGAGCTTCAAGTACAACGTCAACGGTGTGCTGACCGAGTACAACCTGAAGCGCTACCTCCAGCGCGTCCACTCGGCGTTCGAGCCGCTCGGTCACACGATCGACACGCTCGTCGCGTCCGAGGGCGTGTGGAGCGCCTACGAGTCGCAGAAGATCGGCCAGTACCGGATCGACCGCACCAACCGGGTCGCTTCGATCACGAACGAGGGCCAGGCCGACGGCTTCAGCTTCAGCTTCGAGGGCAAGACCTACAAGGGTCACACCTCGCGCTTCGTCGAGCAGGGCACCCTGTACGGCATCAAGCTCGGTGGCAAGAACTGGAAGAAGTACGTTCCGCCGAGCCCGGCCGGAATGTCCAAGATGAGCCAGGCGGACGCCTACGTTCCGTTCGAGTTCGTCGCGGGCGCGATCACCGGAACCTCGACGAACCAGCTCCCGGTCTACCTGACCGCGAGCACCACTGCAGGTCAGAACGCCAACCTGGTCACCCAGGCGAGCCAGATGCCTGGCCGCATCCGCATGCAGCTGGTCCCGGACCAGGTCAACGGCATGAAGCTCACGGGCATCACCGAAGACCGCGTCTACATGACCTCGGGCAACATCCCCTGATGCACCCGGCGTGACACACGGTACAATGGGGCCATCCCGTAAATGGGGTGGCCCCTATTCTTTGGAGAGTTCCATGACGATGTCGGACGACGCGATCACCCGTGAACTGATGTTCGGCACGGAGATCGTGCCCGATCGGTTCGAGCTTGTTCCGGATTGCCCGTGGATCGAGGTCCTGCGGCGAAAGACCGGGATCGACGGGCTGTTCGTCTACAGGCACCGGAGGACCGGGAAGTTCGGGTTGGCCACATGGACCGTCAAGCCCAAGGTGTTTGGGCAGGGCATTGCGGTGGCCACCGAGATCTGCCTGTTCTCGGCTCCACCAGGACAGAATCCGGAGGACCTGCCGGACATGGAGTGGCTGATGTGGCGCTGCAAGCCGGAGGCCGACATGGTCGACGAGATGCGGGCCAATCGGCTCCAGAAGATCAGCGATCGTCAGAGGGCCCTGCTGGAGCGCAAGGAGGTCCTGGACGAGATGGAGAAGGTCTTGCGCAAGAGGAAGCTGGACGAGGCCGCCGACAAACTGAGTCTTGAGGACGTCCCGGATGACGGGCCGGAACTGGATCAGATGCGCGAGATCCTCCGCTGGGCCATGAACGAGAAGGTCATCTCAACGGGCTGAACCATGCACTCAACGGGATCCATCATCAAGACGTACTGCGAGAAGGTCCGCCACTACCTGGACGACCCCGACCTCGACGCCAAGTACGACGACAACTACCTGGTCCGCTTCTTCCTGTCGAGCTCGATGAGCGACGTGATCTCGCGCGTCTCGATGATGTCGGACGCCCAGGTCGTGGCCGTGCTGCCGCTCACTGTGGCCGCGGGGACCCAGTACTACCAGCTTCCGCCACATGTCCGTCAGATCCTCCGGGTCGGAACCACCGTGGCCAGCAGCGGCGTGTTCATGGAGGACTTCCATCCCCGGAGCGAGTTCAACATGTACGGTCCGGGCTGGTCGATCGAGGGCAACATCATCTCGTTCAAGCCCTACCCGACCGAGGCCAAGAACTACACGATCCTGTACGTGCCCTCGGGCGACGTCGCGGTGCACTACGAGGCCGCCGCTCACGGAGTCCGCAACGCCAACGGCACGTTCACGCTGCACTCGTCCGGAAGCCTGCTCGGCTCCCTCGACAAGCGGCCCAACGCCTACGTCGGCAGCTACATCCGGATCTTCGGAACCAACATCACGGACGAGTGCCAGGTCTCGGCCTACGACGCCGCGACCCGCGTGGCCACCCTGCGGACAACCCCGGCGAATGCGGCCGGGTCCTACAGCTACGAGGTCGTTCCGTTCCTGATGGAGCCCATGATCGACGCAATCTCTCTGAGCGCGGCCATGCGCGCGGGAACGGGCCGCAAGATCACGCAGGCCCACATGCAGTCGCTGATGCTGGCGTACCGCCAGGCCATCAAGACCGCCTACGACACCCTGGGCAACATGAACTCCAGGACCGGAAAGCGCTTCTCGGGCGGCACCGTCGACAACAAGAACCTCTACGTGTTCTGATGGCAGAGACCCCGCAACAAGACCTTTCGCGCCGCGAGTTCGAGGCCTTGTTCCCGGGCTTCTCGGCTGCGATGCGGTCTCTCCGGGCCAACGGATTCCAGCAGGTCACGATCCACGAGGGCCAGGAGTTCCCGCAGATCCGCGGGTTCGTGCAGACCGGGCCGTCGGTCCTCAGCAGCTACAACAACGAGATCGGCCCCGCCATACCCGCGATCGACTCGATCAACGGCGACGGCATCGGCGGCGGTGGATACGCAGACCCCGGCGAGGGTGGAGACGGCGGCTCCGGCGGAAACCCAGGCCAGGAGAATCGGTACTCGTGCGTCAACGGCCAATGCGTCGAGGACCCCGACGGCGTCTACATCGACCTCGTGGAATGCCGCGAGACCGGATGCACCGGAGCCCCCACCGTCGACGACCCCGGAACCGGGATCCCCACCAGCTCCGGGTGCCCGTGTCCGACCACGCCGTTCATGGCCGAGCTCATCTCCGTCGGATCGGTGACAGTTGTTGCAGGTCGTGACTGCTACGAGTATGGTTTCCAGGAAGTCGTGCGCAACACCACGGGCTTCGGATACGTCGCCGCCACAGGCGGAAAGACCTCCGCGACCTACGGTCTGGCGCACAACATGTACGAGCAGACCGTGGACAACAACGGTGGAAACACGCCCCCCACTGGTGTGACGGTCACGAGGAAGGCGTATCCTCTGTCCATCGTGTTCATGGCTCTCGATGTCAACAACAAGCCGTGGTTCTCCGCGGCCAACCCGACGACGGTGACCTGCCCGCCATGACCATCACGCCATCAGGATGCTGCTGTGGAATCGCCGCTGCATGCGAGGCCCTGCAAGTCTGCGATCCGGGCTACCCCTCCAGGGTTGCGGAGTACATTTCGGTCGGACGTCCTCGGACCCCCCGCAAGTACGCAGGCACCTACCACACCGCGTGGCACAACACGATCTCGAAGCGCGGCAAGGTCGCCGGGTCGATCTTCCTCACGATCACCAAGAGGACCTTGGCCCAGGAAGAGTGCACTCCGGGCGCATGTCCGGCAGGTGCAGGCCTTGCGACAAGCGCATCCTGCACCGACACCGGGACGATCGCAGCTGCACCCAACTGCAAGCGCACGGTCTATACGGACCGTTACCTGTGGACATGGTCCGGAACCATGGGGTTCCGAGGCATCAGCCCCGATCAAGCCACGGACCTGGACCCTGCTGATAATCCGTATGCCGACGCGATCCCGGGCCAACTTCCCTGTGGCCTTGGCATCAACTGCGGCACGGCCTGCTCCTCCCCCAACGACCCGCAGAGCTTCGGCTCCGCGCCGATCTGGTGGGCCGAGGAGAACCGGAAGGCGGCACCGCGCTTCGCGGAGTTCAGCACCACGCTGACCACAAGCGCGATCCCGTCATCGTTGTACCCCCAGGTGTCGGCATGCAGCACGATCTCGCACGTCAACCGATGCCCCGCGACCACGGGTTCCGTGCAGTCGGGCGTGTGCATGGACTACCCCATCATCATCTTGCCGAACGATCCCGGCAACGACTGCAATGGCAGCCTGATCGGATGCGGCCCAGGCGGATACCTCAACGGCGGCGACAATGTCCTGTGTTGCATCGACCTGATCGAGGCAAATCTGCTGTCGGCGCTGACGGCCATGGGCCTCGACTCCACGGTCGGCATCGGGACCTGGAATGACTTCTGGGTCTGCATGACCTCCGGCCGACTTCGGATGCTCTTCGACGTCGGGCCCAGGATGCCCACGACCGGAACCGTCTACAAGCCTTCGGCCTCGATCACATTCAACAAGACCGCGACCTTCGACGCGGGCGACGAGAGCTGGCGCATCACGGCCGTGGTCACCCTCAACCCGCAGGACTGGTGCTACTCCGACAAGGAGTGCCACTGCTTCAACGCCCGCAACCCCGTGAACCGGGTGTCGTACTGCGAGCACGGTCCATCGGCCATCTCGATCAGCGGCGACTTTCCGATCGCCGTCGACCCACAGTGCAGCCTTGCATCGAGCTCGTTCACGGTCGGCATCAACGTCGGGCTTGAGAGCGTGTTCCGCTCGACTCCCGCGGCGTGGGACTCCTGCTTCATGTGGGACTACCTGCCGACGTACCCCCCACTGGCTTCGCTGACTCCGACAGGAGTCGCGGACTACTACAGGTACCTCGGGGCCGAACCCGTGGAGCGCGGCCATCCGTTCTGGCGCAGGTACCGCAACAAGTACGACCACACCGAGACCATCAACCCCTGGTACACCAGCTCGTCGCCGAACCTCGGATGCACGGCGATGCGCTCCGGGCCCGCGGTGAATCTTCCGGCGTTCGACTTCTACATCGACCCAACTTGCACCTTGTTCCCAGGCTGCATCAACATCTTCGAGTCCGATCTGGCCGCATGCCTTGCCTCGTGCCAGCTCAGTGATCCGGCCTACATCATCTGCTGCGCGTGTCCCATCCCGCTGCAGTCCCCGCCGTTCTCCGGCATCTACGTTCCGGCCACGGCAGGCTGCTACCCCGGAAAGCTGCGCAACTACAACAGCTGCGGGCTTCACGCATCTTCCACTTCGTGCACCCCATTCTGCCAAGGGTTCACGGCCACCAACGGGTCCATCGTCGGTGGATCGGGCGGTCTTCCGGCATGCAACAACGGCATCGCCCAGATGTCCGTGCCCAACCAGACTTGCAATGCCTACTTCAGCTGCGGCGGCGACAACTTCAACTACACGATGATCCTGCAGGTCTGTGCCTTCGGCGACTACGACATCTGCGGCCTGACCGCAGAGACCTCCCCGGTGGTCGCGGGAATCTCCTCGCCCCCGCTGTGGCTCCTGGAGTGGCAGGCCCACCAGAGCTGCAGCCCGGTCGGCGTGTACAGGCCGAAGTACACGGTCCTCGGGGGCCTTGAGTGCGAGGGTCCTGGATTCTGGTCCGGCAACAACGGCGCGGAAGTGAGGGTCAGCTGATGGAAGGTTTCTGCAAGAGCTGGGAGCCCTGCGGCGTGAGCGGCGGCGGATGCTGCCAGAAGAAGCTGTACGGCGGCCAGCCCAGCATCGGCATCTGCATGCAGTGCCCCGAGCGGGACCCCGGCAAGGTGGAGCTCACGGTCCGCCAGACCGAGAAACCAGTGGGGGGCCTCCTCTCCAAGGCTGTCTCCTACATCAAGGCGGAGGCCTCGGCGCTGATCTCGTCGATCACGGACGACAAGGTGGAGCGTCGGCTGGAGGCGTGTTCGCAGTGCCCGGACCTGCTGAGGTCGGCGAACCCCAAGGAGTTCGGCTGGTGCAAGTCGTGTGGCTGCGGCAAGGGTGCCCGGGCCGAGCTGTCGGTGAAGGCGAAGATGCCTGCCGCGACGTGTCCCCGGAACAAATGGCCCTGAACCCTGCGATACTAGGACGAGAGGTCCAACATGGCTGAGATGAAGACGGAGTGGCCGTACCCCCTTCTTGAGACGACGCTTGACAAGCGCCTGTCTCGTCCTGCCATCCAGAAGGGCCTCGCGGCCGAGCTCACGGGCGTGGACGGCCTGGACGAGGGCGGCCTCAGGCCGTTTCCCGGGTTCAGGCACGTGTACACGATGGACAGCCTCTCGGCCCAGACGAACCATTCGACGGCGTCGGAGGTCATCGACTTCCACCCGATCGACTTCCGGATCGGCAGCGAGTACTACGGGTACGGGTTCGTGTACCGCGCGAAGCGTCCGGCCGATGCCACAGTGACCGATGTGTTCCTGGACTACTGGAACTCGGGAACGCAGACATGGACCAAGTGCCGCCTGCTGATGTCGGGCGTGAGCGCGTCGGCTCAGTTTGATGTGCAGGTCGCGGGACGGTTCGTGTACTGCTTCGCGTCCGGGCGGTCTCCGTCGCTGTTCTACGTGGAGGCCACGAGCACCAAGGAGTACGAGCCCGAGGCCGACAACTGGATCGACTCGTCTGCGGCCACGACCGTCAACAATCCGACGCCGGGAACGCCGACGGTGGACTCGACGAACCTGCGGCTCAAGTACTCGGGCGGCTACTACCACAACGCGCTGGTCCGGTTCGACACGAGCTCGGAGGCTGGAGAGACGGTCGAGAGCGCGACCCTGGAGTTCACGGTCACCGAGAACAACAACACCTCGAACACGACCACGATCGAGGTGAAGGCGGTCACGGATCCGGCGACCGCCACGAACACGCTGTGGAGCGAGTCGCAGGTCACGTGGAACAACAGGACCACGGCGGTGGCCTGGCAGACCCCGTCTGGACCAGGAGGCACGTTCGACGACGGAACGTTCCCGCCCGAGTCGAAGCTCATTGCCGCCGGGTACAAGGGCCGGATCGTGTTCACCGGGTCGGCGCTCGCCGGATCGGCGCTTGTCAATCTGCTGCAGAAGTGTCTGGGTGCACCGGGCACGAGGCCGCAGCCGTTCACGACGAAGCTCGACCTGCTGCTTCGCGCGTTCTCGACGGGCACGAACGTGGTGTACCTGGCGTCCAAGCGCCAGGCCAACCCGATGATCCGGCCCAAGCTGACCGTGGTGTATTCGAGCAAGACGTTCTTCACCGAGCGTCTGATCGGCGTCACGGGCTTGTCGGACATCCCGGGCCCGGGCTTGCAGCCGACCCTCAAGAGTCCGGAGGGCGCGAACATCCCGGGAACCCTGACGGCGATCGAGGGGGCCAACAGGCCCGCGGCGGCGCAGATCGTGATGTCGGACACCACGCCCTACGGTGCCCCGCTGTTCCCGAACCAGGAGACCGGGATCTGCCAGGCCGACCTGATGCCCACGGCTCCGGCGGCTCTGGCACAGCCCGGAAACGTGGCCTACAACCCCGCGCTGCCTGCGACCACGTGCAACACGCCGACGGTCGCGTACAACGCCGGGCTGCGGGTCACCCTTTCGAGTCCCGCGTACCGCCAGATCAACGTGAGCGTCACGCCGGAGCTCGACTGGTCCACGTTCCACATCGACGGCGAGGCCCTTCCGGCTTCTCCCAACAACCTGGTCT